CTCAAGCACTAGCGCTGGAATACCGCTAACCGCTCCCACCGCAGTATCTAGTTGTTGTTTTACATCTGCATAGTTCATTTAAGACCTGCCTTCTCTTTTGCCACCTCTGTAATCTGCTCTGCTTCCAGCAAGGTAGTACGAAGCATTGCGCGGGGTGCCATCTTTTCAGTACCGTATTCAACATACCCGGCGTACTCCTGCGTGTTCCAGACATCAATGCTTTCCTTCTTCTGATCGAAACCCCAGCCGCCCTGCAACGCACCAGTACGAACTGGCGTACGAGCACGAGCACGCTCTAGGAACTCAACGCCCCACTCCTCTTTGAAGCGACGAAGGCGGGTGTCTAGATTGATGTTGAATGCGTCAATCGTTCCGCTGTTGTTTAGATTCCATTCACGGTCAGCCATTACTGAATCTCCAATCGGTATGCAATCGTCGTTGTGGAAGGCTTGTAATCACTGACTGCTGTAATTGCCCATTGGCCGACCGTCGAAGTCACTAGGTCGCCTATTTGCGGATTGAATGAACCAATGGCAGTCACGTACATAACCTTTGATTGCATCGCCATTGGAGTTGCAGCCGTAACACCCTCTTGTACTTCAGTCTTAGAAGGGGTGATTACGCCGTATGCCTTACCGACGCTTAAGCCATTGCGTGTTACCGTGATTTGGAAGCCGAGGTTCTTGATTAAGCCCGTTGCTTTCCCGCTTAGAACTGAGTAATCCATTGCGGCTCCTTAGCGAGAGAACCGAACAATTGACTGGCGGCCCTTCATGAGCGGCCATAGAATTAACTCAACTTTGCGGAATCCGTCAAACGTTGCCATTTCAGTTCGACCTGAATTAACGTATGTTGTGGACGTAGAAATCTCACCCACCTTCACCGTTTCACTCTGAACATCGAGGACAGAATTACCCTCTGGAAATAGATTCGCGCCAAGCAAATACATCAACGCCAACTCAGCCTGCGCCTTCTTGAGTTCAACGGGAATGCCAGTCGTACGCGTGTTCCCGTTTCGATCAATGAACGGATAGCGCGGCCATAGCAATGCCTGTTCACCCTCTTCACGTGCAGAGACAAACCTCGGGCCGTATAAGAGGTCAAGGGACTGGCAAGCAACAATCAAGGCTTGTTCCTTCGTCGTCGTATCGCCAGCCCAATCAGCATTTGCAATTCCTGTGTGGTATGCGTCTGCGTATGCAACATCGCAGTAGGAGTTTGCAGTAGCCAATCCCCCACCTGTTTCAACTATTAGTGCCATTACTGAACCTCTTTAACGTATGCGGAAAGCAACTTTGCTTCCCATGGCTCCATTTCTAGGATGTCGCCCTGCCTGCCAATAAACTTGCGGGCATTTACTTGACCGCGCAGTTCACGAACGATTACTTCGTATTTGCGTTGAGTATTTATTGGTTGCACTTCGTTGGCGGGTTTTGTCTTTCGTTTGTATGCCATTTCTAATCTCCAAATGAAAAAGCCCGCCGAAGCGGGCCTTGTCAGTTACTCAGTTGATTACACCAAGTTAGCGCCAACGCTCGAAGCAGACATCAGAGTCCACACAGCGTCGGTATCAACGATGGCGTATTTGAAAACGCCGTACCAACCGATGTTGATAGTGCGGCCCAGGGTATCGAACGGACCGGTGATGGTCAGGCGAGGAGCTTGGCTCTCAACCAGACCCAGACCGTTTGCGCCGAAGAAGGCTGTCTTGTACGTATCAACCGTACCAGCACCAGACTGGTCAGCAACGAATGCCAGGTTGTTACGAACGACCTTGAAGCCACGGTACGAACCAACTTCGTTCTTCAGGATCATCGAAGCGTTCTGGTAGGTAGCAACGTTGATCCAGCCAGCGTCTTGGCGCAGGTCGTGAATAACGTCGTCGTGTGCAACCATCACATACATGCCATCAGCAACAGTAGGAACGTTTGCACGTGCCAGCTTGTTGTACATGACGTTCAGTTGGTTACCGGTGATGATGTCGGTAGAAGCCAGAGTAGGTTCTGTCTTACCGTTCATGATCAGAGCGTTGCTCGATGCTTCCAGAGCCAGCATTGCCAGCTTGTTCTTAACCATCGCCATGTTCTTACCAACGAGGGTAGGAATAGCGAGGTCAATCTTGCCGCCAGATTGCAGCGATGCCAGATTTGTCTTAGTAACAGCGTTACCGTATTCAACAGGCGCAATCAGGATCTGGCTGTCGTTCACTGCTTCAGACGTAATGTCCACAGTTTCCGACAGAGGCGTAGTTGCCAGGGACAGACGGTTGTACTTGGTCAGCTGAATCGACTTAGCGTCGATTTCTTGCTTGTACTGTGCGAATTGGTCCATTGCGGTTTCTTCGCCGACAGTAACGATGAATTGCTGGTCATAGGCTAGGACGATGCTGTCGTCAATTTGCGCTGTACCAGTCAGGTTGCTTGTAAATGCCATTTTCTAAACTCCGTTTGTTGTTGTTGTTTTTGGAGACGTACCGGTATTTATGCTTTACCGTACTTCTTTAGAACCGCCTGTACTTCCTTTGATGTTTTAGCAGCCATCATTTCAGCTGCATAACCAGAAATCTTGTCGGCCTCAGTAGCTCGTACCGCAGGTGGAGCAGTTTTGGTTGCTTGAGCGGCTTCCGTTACTGCGTCAAACAGAATCGAGTCGCTAGCCTTCAATGCATCGATTACTGCCTTAACAGAATCTGCATTTACTGAGCCGTCGTCACCGATCTTGATTGCGCTTCGGTCAACCAACTTCAAAGCCGTATCCACAGCTTTAGCACCGTTCTCGCTGAGCGCTTGACGGAGGGCACCGTCCATTGCACCGTTGCGAATCTTTTGCTCTAGGGCGTCTGCGCGCGCCTTCTCGGCTTCGTATTGCGCCAGTACCTTCTTGACCTCAGCATCTGCCTTGCTCTTTTGGTACTTCTCGCCTTTACGGGCCTTCTCAACAATCTCTTGCTGCTTCGCTAGTTGCGCTTGTAGATCAGCAATCTTTGCCTCTACGTCATCAACATCGACATCCGTCTGTTGCGATTCGACTTGGGATTGGGTTGTGTCATCCGACACTTGTGTCTGTTCTTGTTCAACAACTTGAACGTTGTTTTCGTCAGCCATCCAGCTTCTCCTTAAATGACCCCATCCGGGGTTGCTGGATGTATTTATGCTTTCCCAAAACAAAGAGGCCCCGGAGGGCCTCTTTACTGTGCAGATCGGTATTACTCTGCTGGGTTTTCGTTCTCTGCTTTATCTTCTTCTTGAACGTCTTTCTGTGCGTCCTGTTCTACTTCTGGTGCTAGCAGCTGGTCAATCTTTGCCTTCGCTTGACGGAACTCACAAACCTCGACCCACTTAGCCATTGCTTCGTCTTTCGATAGGCCTTGCGTTTGCATGTAGTAGTCAAGCTCAGTAGCGCGGCCTTCCTTGATGCGAACGCTCCACACATCCTCTTCAGCCTTGTGATCGACTGGCAGGTTTGGTTTAGCGAAGACAGCGAACAACTGAGCTTCGACAGGCAATCCGATAGGAGAAACAGCGGCTAGTTGGCGATAGAAACGCTTAAAACCCGCTTCAAACATGCGCTGGCGTAGCTGACGCAGCTCTAGGTTTGGCATTTCCTCTACGACGACTTGGAAACCGCTCGTAGCCTTGCCTTCACCATCAGCGCGAACACGGACAGACCAATCAGCAGCCGTTTGCTTCACCCAGCCCTGAACAACGTCGTCCATTGGCTTCAGGTCGATCTGCGGAGACTTGTAATCGATGAAAGGCGTGTCACCACCACTGCTGCCAACCACAACTGCGATGTCCGGGCCAGCTGTGAGAGAAGGCGTGCGAGAGACAGCGCGAGGCAGGACAGAGCCGTACACCTCAGCGACTTCGATCTGTTCGTCTGTGTAGCCATCAAGCGTGCAGTTGGTGAACAGGCTCGGGCGCTTCATCCAGCTGATAGCAAATTCGCTGTCAGTCAGGTGCAGGTTGTACATCTCATTGACGTTCACTAGGTCACGAGGCGCATCGACCCAGAAGCCGTTACGTGGTGCGTTGGTGTCATAGAACACAGCCACCGGAACGATGCCGTACGTGTTCGGAGTCGTGGCGGATAGCGATACGTCCTGGTCAAGCTCAACGACATCCCAAATCGTCTCAGCAGACCAGATGCGGTAGTAGTGAGCCTTGCCGGAGCAGCCCGTGCGTTGAACCAGTACGTCTACACCCTTCGTCAGCGGGTTCGTCACAACAGCTGCGTTTCCGCGGTGCAGGATGTCAAACACCGGCTTGCCTTCTGCCGTATCCCACTGAACAAGCAACAGGCCAGTCTTCAGCAGGCGGACTACAGCGTCTAGGTTCGCCATCGTCTCTTGCCATTCCGTACCGTCCAGCAGATCAACAACCGCTTCAGTCGCAGGGACGGACGGTTGATCGCTGCCAGGAAGACGAACCTCCAGCTGCGGCGGTGCGTCCTTGAACAGCATTGCGCTCTTCTCAACGATCATCTTGGTCAGATTGCGGTGACGGGCGATGTAGCCACGCTTCTTCCACTGCTTACGGCCCTTTTCGGGATGGTTGAGCAGTTCGACCATTTCCTTCTCTTGCTTGCCGTCGTAGTAGTTCAGTGCTTTGGCTGCGAACTCTGCTTCGTCGCACTTCAGCATCCCAACCAATTCGCCAGCTGAAAGACCTGCAACGAGTACCTGTTCGTCTTTCGTGTTGTTGTTAATCATTCGCTAACCTTTGTTCTTGTTGTAATCGGTATTTATCTGTCCACCCATCAACCAATGGACGCAGTAGGACGACCGATGATCGGGAAGCGATACCAAACGAAATAGCCTAAGCCGTCGTTCGGGTGGTCAAGATCGTGCTTCTTATCTGGTTCGCCGTTGTGGTATTTCTGTTGCTCTAGCGTTTTCGTCAATACCGGGCACTTCTTCGTATTAACAAACATGCGGCGTTCATCCTTGGCATTGCAAAACATCGCATTAACGCTCGCCACACGGTTACTGACGCGTGGGTTCTTGCCGTGCGCGAATACTTGGAAACCTGCTTCTTTCAGGATTTGTAGGTTTGAAGCGTCCGCATTGGTTGTCACTTGCCGTCCAGCAGCGTCCGGGTAAATGTAGACTGCACGGTTGGGATAACGCTCTTTGATTTCCTCACACAGAGCTTTTGTATTACGTTGGCCTGTTATCTCATCAACAATGTACGGAACGCCACCGTCAATAACTGACACAATGCCACATGTCTTGTTATTGTTGAAGTCCACGCCAATGTGGATAATCTGTTTCTCGTTGAAGTCACTAAGCGTCTTTGAAGTGCCATTTAATGCTCGATCAAACTCGGTATAGACGATGTTGCCTTCTAGGTTGACAAATTCGCCTTCCAAATAGGCTGACAACAACACCTTAGGATAACGAGCCTCCAAGTTATCGATGTAGTCAAACGGCAAATACGGATTCCACTTTGTCTTGCCTTTGACCAGCTTCCGTTTTGCACTTAGGTCAGGCCGTTCTTCAAGATCGGAAACCCAGTTCTGATAGCAAAACCCGAAGCCTTCAGGAGTCGTCGTAGCAAACAGCTGATAGTGTGGGTACTTCGGATCAGTACAGCCGCGCATACGAGACGACAAGCTAATCCACAGGTCCCACAAGTTAACGGGGTCCATCGTGTCAGCTTCATCAACGCCTACGAACGCGCACTGAAAGCCACGGAACGAGTCTGCACCGCTCCCGGCAGGCATCATTAGAATCGGAACGTCGCCGTCTTCGAAATGCAGTGTGTAGATAAGGCGTGGTGAGTTCTTGACAGAAAACGGAATGCTGAGGTTGTTGCAGATCGCCTCAAACCGTGGGCGAAGTAGCTGCCTTACCTGTGTATCGTTTGGCTCTATCAGTAGGCCAATCCCGTCGTCCTTCAACTTGCCTGCACAGAGAGCCGCTAACGTGACCGCTTTGTAGACCAGCGCCTCAGTCTTTCCGCAGCCAAAACCCCCGACAAGAGCGATTTCGCGGGTGGTTGTGTCGTCTACAAACTGCTTCTGGTGCCGTAGAAGCTCAACCTCAAAGTACTGATCCTGTTCGTCTGTTTGTTGGTCATGTACTTCTTCGTCTAGCAGGTCCCAAGGCATCACCTCGCAGCCATTTAAGACTGCTTCACTCATTCGCTGTCCTGATCTGGTGTGATGTCCTTGGTTTTGAACTTGACGGGAGCTTTAGGTTGTTCGCTTACCGCAACCTCATGACGTTCTGACCACTTGTGCTTTACCTTCAGCATGAACATCGCTGCCGGAATCTGCATCTTGTGCTTTGGGTTATCAATTGCGCTGTGGAGAACACCTGTCAACGCGTCTTCATGTTCTGCAATACCAGCTTCCCACGCAGCACGAACGCGAGGATCAGCGTATTTCGCCTTCTCCCTGCTGTTTCCTAGCCATGCGTCAAGCGTTGTGTACGAAATGCCAATACGAGCCGCAATGATTCGGAGCGACTTACCCTGTGACGCTAGGTGATGGATTGTTTTCAGTTGGTCTTCAGAAGCACGCGACAGCTCACGTCCCTGCTTGCCCGGATGAGCCTCACGGCCTGGAATGATGTCTGACATCGCCAAATCCCTTGTAGTTGTTATGGAGGGTATTTAGGCGTTTGGAGGCAACGGTCGTCTTGTGGGTGTTTATCAGCAGTTGTTTGTTTGGTAGACCTAGGGATAGTTGACTTCACCGCAACCAACCCAACGAAGGGATTTCCAAATGGCTACCAAGACCACCGCTACCAAGTCCGTCAAGGCTGTGAAGGCTGACAACAACACCGCTGCTCCGGAAAACGCAGTCGAAGCAGTCAAGCCGGTTGTCAAGATCGCCGATGCAGCCACGATGAAGCTGGTGGACGAACAGAAGGCGATGATGCAAAAGATGAGCGGCAAGCTGGTGATGCCTGAGCCGAAGCCCGCAGAGACCAAGGAAGCGAAGGGTGAGAGCAAGGTGGACAAGGCTCGGGCGATCATGGCCAAGCATTTCGGCAAGCTGTCTCGCAAAGAAATCCTGGCCCAGTTCGCACAGATCGGCCTGTCTCCGGCTGGCTCTGCTACCTACTACGCAAACATTTCCAAGGAGCTGTCGAAGAAGTGAGGCAAACCACCCATAACAAAAGCCGGCCTTGAGCCGGCTTTTCTCGTTGTCTTATTGGTACTGCCCTTAGATAGTGGACTCATCGCAAGCAACAAAGCAACCGGAGTTCCAAATGTTCACCTTCAACGTCATCTGCTCTAGCGTCGGTCGTGTCTATACCATCCAAGTCGAAGCTGATACCACCGAACAAGCTGAGCAAAAGGTTAAGGCGATGGCGAAGGAACAAGGTATCAAGAACCTGCGCATTACTGCTGTTGTCCAAGTGAAGTAAAGCAGTCTTCCCCAATGAAAAAGGGCCCTTAGAGGCCCTTTCGTTGTTTGCGGCTGTGTGCTTACTTGTTCAGATCAGCCATTGCGACAGATAACAGTTCGCCGTCATTCAGTGTGTGGCCGTCAGAAGCAACCGAAGTAATCACCCCGCCATCAATCGAACACCAGCCGAGATGCTTAACGTTGGTATCAGAGGACGCATCCAATGACTGCACATCAACGTGACCATTCCGCTTCACCGTCTCTGTGCGAACGATCTTGGACGATGTAGGCCACTTGAACACCATTGCCTTCTCGCACCGCTTCACCATTAGTGCTTCTTGGTTTGTCAGCGGCTCCCCCTTGTGAACAGCCGCCGAACAGCCAGTGATCAGTAGTGTTGCGATGATGGTCAGTAGTGTCTTCATGGTCGTTCTCCCTAGCGTTGATGTCTTCATTGTCGTTACGTCCCCTAATTCGATCAAGAGGGCAACTGTTGACCGTTCTGTTCAGCTGCTTTCTCTGCCGCTCGCTTCTTCTTGCGCCATTCATTCCTGTAGGCGCGTAGCTTCTCAACGTTCTTCGCCCGGTACTCGCGCATGTAGTTCCTCATGTACGCCTTGTGTGCCTCTCCGGCCTCCTTGCGCCATTCGTAAGCTGTGTTTGCGTCGTGTTCCTTGCGCTCGTCCTCTGTCATGTCGCATCGCCTTGTCATGGCTTCCCCTTCACTCTGCGAACTCATAGTTGTTCTCCTTCGCCGGATTCCTTCACCGGCTCTCTTATTTATGCAAGGGGACATAAACGCCTCCTGAAATGAATGCTCTTTAGTAGCCAAGCCCCAGCATTTGATTGAAGATGAAGGGTTTAGCCAAAGGAATGCCAGTACCAGCCTAAACCGTAAGCTGATTGGTAGCCTCTATTTGGTACTCATTGGAAAGTACCTTTGCCGTCAATCGGATGGCATTTAGGAGTTACCAATGAAGAAGGAAATACCGCTGAGTGAAGCGATGCGTATGCGGCTTCTGTTCAGTCGTCAAGAACTCGATGTTGAAGTCACCGAGATCACGATGGAAGAATGGCAAGTCGCTCACCAGGAACACGAACACTGGTGGGAAAGGCAACAGGACTTAGACATTGTTCTGCCGTTTGATTGAGGCAGACACACAAAAGGCTCCTTCGGGGGCCTTTTCCTATTGCAGAAACAACAAATCCCCAACAGCACAATCCGTATGGGGTTAAACACGCATCGCTTTGTTGACCTGTAGCGTTCAGTGGGCATGGCGTTTGCGGAGCCCTGAATGGTTGTTGTTAGTCGGATTGAATCGCCGTCTGGATTACTCCTGGCTTTGACCGCTCTTGGCAACAGCACCTTCTTATTTAGTCGAGTAGCCCCAAGCTGTTAACCGGGCACGCTTTCCCACTCGTCTATCCTCCGTGCTCCCTGCTAGATAGACAACGCATAACACCCGCATGAATAGTGGGTTTGCAGCGGCATCAATAGTCGGGGCATAAATCAGAAGTCTTACCCTAACTGCGCATCACTACAGGGGAATTAGGGTTTATCTACAAAAGCGCATGAGTTGTAGCTGAGTACCTACGGAGAGACAGCCATTCAAATAAATGTTGACTGAACGAGCCTTATTGCCAGGTCAACAGATAGTCACCCTAATTAGTAGGACATTTAATTGGGGCAAAACCTTTTATTGTCCTGCTAGCCCCGGGAAGGCAGCAACAGGCAACCTGAAATTCCATCCTAGGTTGTCCGCGCATTCGACAATCCCAGTGGTCCATACAGGTTTAGTGAAGTCCCCTGCCTGCGTAACTGTCGTGTCAATGCAAAACAGTTGAATGGGCAGTGGAATAGTGTTTATGGGCATGGGGGAAAATACCCACAAAATAAATTTATTTTCCTGTTGCCTTCTAAAAAAAAATTCCTATGAGTTTATGTACGGCTGATTTGTGAGTTTATGTCCAGCTGATGTAGCTCTGTCTGTGTCTAGCTGATTTGTGAATTTATGGCCAGCTGAATGGTGAGATGAATACGGAAGCAATGCGCCCGGATGTACTCAGCTCAGGCCAGGATTAACTCACTTCTCACAGCTGCTAATGGTGGACTGCTTTACGAGAGTCAGACATTGTGGGCGTGATGTGTTCTTTCCTCCCCGTTAGCTTTTCCCTTTCTTCTTTGCCTCTTGTACTTCCCCTTAGCTTTAGTCTATTGTTATTACTGATGCTGTTCCTCTAATTGCTGTTTCTCTTGTACTTGCTGCTTCTGCTATTTGTGTTGCTTATGTTCGCAGGGGAATTTGCAGGCGGCTAAATGACAAAGTTGCGGCCGGGTTTATGTTCCCCTACTAAATAGACGTGCAGGATGTGAGGGATTGGCCTTCACTTCCTGTTCCTGGCTGGGGAGTCAGAGAGGAACTGGGGCTTGGGCTATTTTGGTCCAGGCCCCTTTTAATTGGAGACTAGGATGAAGGACAAACACTTAGCGAACGAGCACGACCACCATCTGACCCAAACAATGAGGCACGACATTGCTCCGAAGGGCAGGATGCGGCTGCGTAAGAAGTGGAGGAAGCCGGTGATCAAGCCCAAAGAGGTGGTGGATGCAGCTCCCAGGCGCGTCAAGAGCAAAGACGCCTGACAACTTTTACACTAATTGCGGAACAGATGGGAACAGACGCGACTGTGCTAACTGCTTGATTTCATTAGCTTTTTTAGTCCTCGTCAGCGTTTTTGTCACTCTTTCATTCCCCAAGCATAAATAGAAGTATCAGAGATGATCGTTGGAGTGGACGCCAACGTAGAAGAAGAGTTACAAAGTACAGTGATTTCCCAGGATTCGATTTCAGGGGTGCAGATCACAAATGCGATGCAATGTCGCTGCTTTCTAACTCTTGCCCACGTCCAAACTCGGCTTCCTGATCTGCACCCCACCTTATTCTCCTAATTGAGACTGAGGAATGAAATCACCTGAAACAAACAGGCTAACTAGAAACGACAGGCAGTGATACCCTTCTCCTGCCAGAGTGGGAACAGAGATTGTGGAGCCAATCTAACGAGCCCTTGGGATGATCACCCATAAAGTTGACCACCTTGGGAGTTATGGCTCCTTTTTTGAAATCGTTCACTTATGTGAACCGTGAGGTACTTCCAATCAGCTACGAAAACGCGGGCTAGGGACTTGATGATTTGTCTTTAGTCAACCACTAGTAAGAACACCAAACATCTGCTGATTAGCGACGCGAAGCGGAAGCGAATCTGCTGATGTTTCGCCGCAGGCGTGACCACTCACAAGTTGTCCCCGCTAGGAATTAGGTTTTCACTGAGTACTTTAAAGGGAGGAAATGGCAGCAGATGTAGTGCTCTGGCGAGCAAAACAACGAAGCACATCAAATCTCCTCACTTCGTTCGTCATTGATGTGTTTGTGTTTGTTTCCTTCATGAAATCAACTTAGCGCTTCAATGGATCTATCACAACTCAATGCATTCCGTGCATGTTCATTCCTCCTGCGTCGGAATTCACATCACGACTTCGTTTTCAACACAGCTTCCTCATTGAGGCAAACCACATCAGATACGCCGTATTCGCCTCAGCTAAATACATCGAACGACATAGGTGATGTATGACAACGCAAGAAGAACAACGAGCCAAGCAACGGGCCTATTACCAGAAGAACAAGCAACGGCTTTTGGCACGGCGGGCTGAACGCAGGAAGACCGCCGAGTACAAAGAGAAGCAGGCGGAATACAACCGCGAGTACAACGAGCGGACCAAGGAAAGGCAGGCGGCATACCAACGGGCTTACTACCAGCGGACGAAGCATGGCCGGTCTAACTCAAATCCAAATGACGACGCACCCAACACCTACATCCCGGACACATACACGTACATTGTTCGCATACCCGGCTTGGACACGGCATTCATCACCAGCAATGACCTACGCGAGCTGGTGAAGGCGGTAAGGGCTCATTTGTCAGAGCTCGTTTATTCCGGTGTGCTGACGAGGGACCTGGCAAGCGGCATCAGTGCAACGGCAACGCATGTCATTCAAGGGATCGCAACGAGGGACATTGAGCCACGAAGCAATGCTGGTAAGACGCCAGTTCAATCCAGCACCACGATTCGTCTTCCAGCAAACACATTGAAGACATGGACGATTGAAGAGCAACTAGCCCGGACAAGGGAGCTAGCACGCCAGTCCCGTAACCGAAGGGCACTAGAAAAGCTGGCTGAGCAAAGGAACGACGTAGAACCGGAAGTTGTGGCGTCTGAGCCGGTAGAACGGAAAGGCCCAACCAAGAAGAGGTCGAAGGAATACAACCGGGCTGTCTATTTGCGTAGGCTGGCTCGTGAAGGTAAGTCTCCACATGTACCGATGACGGAAGAGGAAATGAAAAAGAACAGGAGCCGACTGCAGCAAGAATACATGAAGCGCAAGAAGGCTAAGCTGTTGGGGTCTGAGGAAAATTCGACTATCATAAATACCGCTGCTGATCAAAGTGCAGCCGGTACTACTCCTTAAGTATCGTTATTTCTTGAATCATTGTGTTTTCCAAGAAGTGTGAACAAGCCCGGGTGAGAAATTGCCCGGGCTTCTTTTTTGCCCAAAGAAAAACCGGCTCAGTGGCCGGTTGTTTGTGCTTTTACCCAATTGATTTTGTTTTTAATTAGGGTGACGCATCTTCTCGTTCTTTGCTTTGCGGATCGCTTCAAGTATTTCGTGAGCAGCGTTTTCGTGGAATTGTGGTGGGGGTACAGCAGGATCAGCGCCAAAGTCGAGCAATTCAGCAACGAGTGGGCTAATCTCTTTCGTCTTCCGTGCCTTCTTGCTGACATCTAGCTCACGGCCTGGCACACGCTCCATTGGGGATGCGCTTGTCCAGTGTTGGGTGCCGTACTGATCGACAGCGGTACGAACCTTGTAGGAGTTGCCGACCTCAAGCTGGGCAATCACCATACGGTCTGAACCAGTTGACGCAGACCAGCGATAGGTGCGGCTGCTTGATGCAAATGAGAGGACGTAGCTAACAGAGTCGGCAGTCAGACCGGTTACGGTGATAGCTAGAAAATCGTAATAGGCGCTCTTGTTCATGGTGTTTTCCTTTAAGTAGTGGACGGTTCCTTACGCCATCCACTACCTATTTATGACGAGCGCCTAGTTTTGTGCAGATTTTTAGCTGTCTTCCCGCCAAACGCCGCTGTACATCACAATGCCCGCTTCAACTCCGTCACGTTTCCAGCCTTCGTTGAGCAGATTGACGCAGTGACCCGGCTCATCGTCATCATAGATCCCCAAGACCACAGTAACCGAGCTCTCTTGCGGGCGGCTTGCAACCACCGTAAAGGGAAGGTGACGGCTTCTGAGCGAATCAATGACACGCTCCTCTGTTGTTGTATCCTTGTACGCAATCAGACAGCGGGTTGGGATGAATCCGTTCGACATAATTTCTCCTTGTATGTGGCAAAGTCGCTCACGTGCGGAATGGTGGCTAACGCAGCTAGGTAGGTAAACTGACAAGCAAATGGGGAGGATTAGCTTGATAGGTCAGCACAACGAATGGACAGCGATCATTTGGTGGTGTCGCTACCTGCAGACTGTTCCCGTAGAGGCGTGGAGCAGTGACATGCAGACTGACTTTGCGACTCTTCCTGGCAGTGATGCGGCGAAGTGGGCTGAAGCGAACCGTCATCTGTGGAGTGGCCGCAAAGGGCCTCTGATGCCCCGTCCAGGCTCATCCGTCCGTGCACCTACCCATCTGGCACTGGTGATCGACGTTGAGGCTGCTGACGACGACATAGCGAAGCGCGTGCAGTTCTACGTTGACCAGCTGCGTGAGGAGCTAGGAATCGTTAGGGCAGCGGGCCGGCCGAAGTGGAACCAGCGACAAGGGAAGTGGAAGCTAGCGCGGCGTCCCAACAATGAGTACCTCAGCCTCTGCTTTGATGCATGGACGCTGAACGGTGCAACTGACAAGCCGATGTGGCAAAAGATGAAGCTGCTGGCAAAGAATCATCCAGTGGCTAAGAATGCCTTGCTTGATGACGACCGGAAGCAGCTGCAACTTGTGTTCAGTCGGTACTTGAAAGCAGCAGAGAAGCTTCGGACGGGTGTGGCCGAAGGCGTATTTCCATAAACGACGAAACCGCCACAGAGGGCGGTTTCGGTTGCCTGAATCGGTCAGGCCTAGGAGCTGGTTTATGAATGAACCGTCTTTATTTATGCTACTCGATCAACGGCGGTTCAAAAGGTAGTGCTCAGCAAGGTCTAAGAACTCCTGTTGCCCGTCATCCAGTTCACCAATCAACTCGCTTCTGAGGACGTTGACGCATTCACGCAGCACATTGAAGTCCCGGCTCTTGATTAGCTCAGCTGCATCCTCGCCTGTTACCCCCTCCATTACGCCAACCTCCGTAGCCTTGACGAACTTGCTTGTCGTAATAGCTTCGTCGCGCTGTTGCCTCATTTCATCTAGTCTGGTAACTGCGTCGGAACCCCACAGCTTGAACGGATACAGCAAGCACTGAATCCAATCGTCGCCGAGTTGCATCCCTTCGGAGTACATGGAAGACAGCGTGTAGTGAACGTCTGCGAATGTGGCGTACTGCTTCTTGTCGAGCAGCTTTTGCATTGCTGCCGTATCAACCCACGTTAGAGCTTCTTTCTTCTTTTTTGGCATGAACGTCCATGTAGGGCATTCAACTCGGCTGTCTTTAATCATACGTTGGTGCTGTTGAAGTGATTGAGCAGCTGTGCCTTACTCAATTGGGTTTTAACACGCATCAACTCTTTTTGTTTGTTCTCTAGCTTTGTGCTGTAGATCAGGTAAGAGATAAGGCCAACGGCGCCAGCTGTTGATACGGTCAGTGCGATTGTGTATAGGTCGATCAAAGTCATTGTGGTTCTCCTTAGTGTTTGGGTTGTTTGCCCACACTTATTTATGCACCCCGCCCGAAAGATCACCAAAATTCGCCGGTCTCTTGCAGGGTAAAGCGTTGCCTCTGATCTAGAAATCTCTGATAGTGGTATCAAGTTAACTAGATCACATAAGGGGAAACACAATGACGATCGTTAAGCACAAGGGTTCGGACTACTGGTACATGAGCTTCCAGTTCCAGGGCAAAAAGGTATTCAAAAGCACGAAGACGACGAACAAGGCAATTGCTCGTCAGGTTGAAGCGAAAGAGCGCGAACGACTGGTCAAGGAGGACGCGCTTGGACGGGAGTTGGAACAGATCACTCTTGGAGAAGCGTTCGACCTTCATCTTGAATCGAAGGAAGGCACTCCCTACCACAAGGTTCTGACGAGTGTTCGCAATCCTGTCCTCTACGGCAGCAAGCGCGACAACAAGACGAAGAAGCAGGTTTCCGTGTACAGCCTTGATCCGGACATGAAGCTTCAGCACCTCCGCGGCAGTGACATCAATCGTCTTGTCCAAGCTCGCAAGAAGGAAGGCTATGCGGATGCAACAATCAAGCAACACGTGATGGCTGTTGCCTGTGCATGGAAGCACTGCAAGAACCTCGGCTACATGGTTGATGAGGCGATGGAGTTCCCGTCGTTCAAGCGGGAGAAGCGCGAACCCGTCTACCTGACCGCTGACGAAGAACAGAAGCTGCTCGCCTCTCTTGACCCGACGCGTGACGTTCAGGGCTACGGAAGCTACGAGAAGCGGCCTGAGCATCGCCAACAGCGTCTGCAGGACCAGTACGACTTCGTTGTGTGCTTGCTCGACTCAGGCGGCCGCTATCACGAGATCACGCACCTGGAATGG